GCTCTGCCGTGGACGGTGTGGTCGGTAAGGCGGCATCCGCTTTCACCATCGCCCTGAACATCACGAACTTCAACAATTACAGCAGTGAGGACATCCGTCAGCTCACCAACGAAGTCATGGAAACGGCAAACCAGTTTGCCCAGCGGAAAGGAGTGGTATTCGCATGACCTATTTTACCTACAACGGCCGCAGCTCCGCTGATTTCGGACTGCATATCGAGAAGAAGGATGTGTTCTCCGCACCGGAGTACGATGCGGAGTTCATCTCCATTCCCGGCAGAAGCGGTGACATCATCAATCCCAACCGCCGATTTTCCAACATCAAAGTGACCTACACGGTGTTCCTCGCACGGAAGAATATAGCCGCACTTGCCGCTGTCCTGCAGGACATCAAGGGCTGGCTTTATTCCGAGCCGGACAGATACCACGAAATCACCGACTCTTACGATGTGAAGTATTTCCGCTACGGAGTCATCTCCGGCAATCTGGACATTGAGGAGCAGCTGAACAAGGTCGGCACTTTCACCGTGACCTTCAACTGCAAGCCTTTCAAATACAGCTTTGCGGGACAGCAGACGGTGTCGGCTGACGCTTCCGAACTGACGATCACCAATCCGACTGCCTTTGAGAGCCGACCGTATATTAAGCTCTATGGCAGCGGTACGGTGGTAATAATGATACAGCCCCAAGGTCGAGGTATGATGATTTCCAATCTGGATGAGTACATCGAGATCGACAGTGAGCTGATGAACTGCTTCAAAGGCACTGCCCTCAAAAACGACACAGTCAAAGGAGCGGAATTTCCAGCCCTCAAGCCGGGTGTTTGCACCATTAACTGTACCGGCGATGTGTCAAGGATTGAGGTCATTCCAAGGTGGTGCTGCCTATGATCCCTGTACTTTACCCCGCAAACGCTACAGATTTCAGTTCATTCGGTCTTGGTGTGCTGACGGACACCATTTCCTGCGAAGTCACAGAGGAGCGAAACGGTGTGTTCGAGTGCCTGCTCAAATACCCGGTCAGCGGTCAGCACTATGAGCTTATCACCAAGGAATGCATCGTCAAGGCAAAGCCCAACGACACCGCCGCCGACCAGGCGTTCCGCATTTACCGCATCACAAAGCCATTGAACGGCATCGTCACCATCTACGGTCAGCACATCTCCTATGACCTTGCCAATGTGCCGGTGTTGCCTTTTTCGACCGAGAGTCGCTCTCCTCAGCTCATTCTCTCGCAGCTCCTTGCCGGAGATACACGCTTCACGGGCTGGACGGACTACTCGGATGCAAAGGCATTTTCCGTCACCCAACCGAAAAGTGTCCGAGCCTGCCTTGGCGGCACGGAAGGCTCCATGCTCTCCAAATGGTACGGCGAGTTTGAGTGGGACAACTTCACGGTAAAGTTCCATTCGCACCGTGGGCAGAAGACCGGTGTGGTCATTGAATACGGAAAGAATCTCACCGCCTTGGAACAGGATGAGGACAACAGCGGTGTGTACACGGCACTGCTCCCGTATGCGGTTTATACGCCGGAGGGCGCAGATACCGAGATCGTGGTCACGCTGCCGGAGGTAACGCTCCCCATTGTGACCTCGGAAATCGTCCGGGCGAAAACGCTCATCATGGATTTCTCCGACCAGTTTGACGGAGTTGTGACCGAGGAAGCCCTCAGAGCCGAAGCCAACAGCTATATCAAGGCAAATCCGCTGGGAGCGACCATGCCCACAGTCAAAGTAACCTTCGAGCCGCTCTGGAAGCAGCCGGAGTATTCTGCACTCCTGGAGCGGGTCAACCTCTGCGATACCGTCACCATCCGGCACTCGCTATTGGGTGTCAGCGTGTCGGCTATGGTCATCGAAACCGTATACGACACCCTTGCCGAGCGGTACAAGAACATTTCCCTCGGTCAGAGCAAGTCCAGTATGATCACCACCATCTCTGAGGTGCAGTCCTCAGTTGATAAGGTGGAGTCCACGGTGGGACGCTTTCCGAAGTTGCTCCAAACCGCTATTGGAAAAGCGACTGGGCTTATCACCGGCCAGAGCGGCGGCTATGTGGTTATTAACACAGACAGCGAAAGCGGGCAGCCCTACGAGCTGCTCATTTTGGACGCTCCCTCCATTGACGAAGCCGTGAACGTCTGGAGGTGGAATGTGGGCGGTCTGGGCTTTTCCCGTAACGGCTACAACGGCCCCTACGAAACTGCCATCACGGCGGACGGGCAGATCGTTGCAGACTTCATAACCTCCGGCTCTCTGGTGGCGAACATTATCAAGGCAGGTGTTATCCAGTCGCAGGACGGCTCGTCTTATTGGGATTTGGAGAGCGGCGAAGTCGTGCTTCGAGCCTATGTTTCGACCGATGAATTTGCAGAGAAAACAGCCTATCTCCAGCAGAATGTGGATGGGCTGAACAGCTATGTGGCGACTCTTACCGAAACTATGGAGTCGGTTTCCAACGACCAAGGCATACTGGAAGAGCGGCTGCGAAGCTCCGAAAGCAAAGTATCTCAGCTTCAGCACACGGTGGAAGGCTTGTCCGTCACCATGCAGGAGCAGTACATCGGCGGCATCAACTATGTGCAGAATTCTTCCGGGCTGAACGGTATCACGGATGATTGGAGCTACTCCGGTACGGTGAAAACGGATGCCTCCACAGATACGCAGAACAACACCATTTCCGACTCCTGCTTTGTGCTGGGCGCATACTCCTCGTTGTCGCAGTACATCCGAGGAGTGGTTCCCGGCACCTATACGATCTCGGTTCGGGCAAAGAAAACCTCGACCATGTCCGGGTATTTCTATGTGACCTACAACGGGAACAAAACCAAGTACCTGTTCAATAAGTCCACGGCGTTTGACTGGACGGACTATTCCGTGACGCTCACGGATGTGACCGACCCTACGCTGCGTATTTACTGTTACTGTCGGGATGCATCCATCTACCTCGCCGACATCATGATTTCCGAAGGAGCGATTCCGCGAAAGTGGACACCCGCACCCAACGAGATCTATACGCAAGAGGTCAAAATCGACAAGCGCGGTATTGAGGTGTCCAACAGCGCATCGTCCCAACGAACAGTCATCACGAACACGGAGTTTGCCGGTTATTACAACGATGAGGTGATTTTCACCCTGAACAAAGATGAAACACAAACCAAGAAAACCACGGTGGACGGCGATTTGACCGTGGGCAAGACGAAGTTCGTTCCCATGCCGACAGCGTCCGATGGGCTGAATATCGTCATTCTGGACTAAAGGAGGTAAGGCTATGGCAATGACAGGCGGCACTGCCTATTTGGTGAAATCCGAAAGAACGAATTACGGCTCCAACAGCTGGACGACCGACCTCTACATCTATGTGAAGGTCATCTCCCAGAATGTGATCGCAAACACATCTACCATCGCTCTGGGTATGTATGTCTATTCGAAATACTCCATAGCATGGTCGGACTTCGGCACCAACGGCACTTCCTATATCGGCACGGCCACCTCCGGCTCAAACTGCTTCACCTTTACAAACGGCCAGAGCGGTAGCGGCACGAAGTGGCTGATTGAGGACAAGCAGGTCACTGTGTACCACAACAGCAACGGAACGCTGACCCTCCCGATCTACTGGCACTGGGGCGTCAACAGCCCGTGGGGTCAGTACACCGGCCCTTCCGGCAGCTACAATGTGACGCTGAGCACCATTGACCGAGCTGCCCCTACCGTTACCTTTTCTGTTTCGGCTATTACCGCAAACGGCTTCAAAATCTCTGCAAACTCCACCGCAACAGCGGATATCTGGCAGTACAGCACCAACGGCGGCTCCACATGGACGACCTTTTCTACGACCGCATCCACCAGTGCCAGCGTAACATTGTCCTCACTTTCGCCGAACACAAACTACACGGTGAAGGTGCGGGCACGGCGGCAGTACAACCAAGTCTATGGCACCTCCGGCAGCTCCACGGTCAAGACGCTGGGCGGTGCGGTGGTGAACAGCGTCAACACAGTGACCGCAGACAATGCCAGAGTGACCATCACCCTCAATGTCACCGTGTACGAACCGTCTTACATCAATTCTCTGGCGATCAAAAGCGGGAATACGACCATCCTGACCGTTACCGGGCTTGCATGGACGAAGGGTACGGCAAACCGCTCGGTCACCCTGTCATCAGCACAGAGAACCACGCTGCTCAATTGGATGGCCTCGATGAAGTCCTTCACGGGCACCTTTGCCGTTTCCTCCTTCAGCGGCTCAACGCAGATCGGCAGCACCTCAAGCAAGACTGCTACGGTGCAGACCACGGCGGTAAATTCTGGCCCAGCGTTGGATGGCTTCACTTACGCCGACAGCTACACGACCACAAAAAACCTCACAGGCAACGACCAGCTATTCGTTCAGAACTACTCGACCCTCAAGGTCACGCCCGGAACGGCAACTGCAAAAAACGGTGCCAGTATTTCCAACTACACAGCTTCCTGCAACGGGCTGTCATCCTCTAACACTACCGGCTCTGCCTTATCTGTTGGAAAGATCGCCAAGTCCGGCAGCGTAACGGTCACGCTCACGGTCACGGACTCCCGCGGTTATACCGCCAGCGTTTCCCAAACTATTACGGTCATTCCGTACACCAAGCCGAAAATATCCTCGGTAACGCTCCGGCGCACCAACGACATTGAAGCGGAAATGCAGCTCAAATTCAGCGGTTCTATTTCCGCTGTGACCGTAGACGGGATGCAGAAAAACAGCTTGGTTTATGTGCGGTATCGGTACAAGAAAACCAGTGAGAGCAGTTACGGTAGCTACACCAGCATCTATTCCGGCACGACAAAAAGCGGAACCTCTTTCAGCTACTCCAATTTGGAGTTGTGCAGTCTGGATGCAAACAGTTCCTACGACTTTCATCTACAGATCCAAGACAAACTCTATTCCTTGAGCAGTCTGGATCTGTATTTTACTGTACCGCAAGGGACTCCGCTCATTGCGCTTCGTAAAAAGAAAGTCGGCATCAACACGCCGGATCCGCAAGCCACGCTGGATGTTGCCGGCAGCATCCACATGAACGGCGTCAATGTCCACGGCAAAATGGATAGAGTGGACGGCTCGACCACCGACCTCAACAATGTAAAGACTCCCGGCTACTATTTTGCGTATTCCGCTTCCACGGAAAAGCACTTTCCGACCACCACAATCGGTATGCTGGAGGTCTTTCTGCCGGAGAGCTACTTTATTCAGCAGCGGTACACAGTCTATGATGGCTCAAGGATGTATATTCGGGGAAACTATGGCGGCACATGGTCATCATGGTACACGGTGTCACTGACCAAAGTAACATAACTTTTTCGGAATCAAGGCGTTCTGCGGAGTGCCTTTTTTCATACACAAATTCAACTTTCAAAGGAGGACAAACAACATGAAAGAATTCTGGACGACCATTCAGTTGGTGTTCGCCGGTATCGGCGGCTGGCTCGGATGGTTCTTGGGAGGATGTGACGGCTTACTTTATGCGCTTCTGGCTTTCGTGGTCATCGACTATGTGACCGGCATCATGTGCGCCGTGGTGGACAAGAAGCTGTCCAGCGAAGTCGGATTCAAGGGCATTTTCAAAAAGGTGCTCATCTTCGCTCTGGTCGGCATCGGGCATATTCTCGACACCCATGTCATCGGCAGCGGCTCGGTGATGCGTACCGCCGTCATTTTCTTCTATTTGTCGAATGAGGGCGTGTCCCTGTTGGAAAACGCCGCATACCTGGGACTGCCCATTCCGCAGAAGCTGAAATCCGTTCTGGAGCAGCTTCATGACCGCAGTGAAAAGGAGGATGAATAACATGGCTTACACGAACAGCCCACTGGTGTCCTACACCAAACTCAGCCCGAACCACTCTGGGCAGCGCACCCACAGCATTGACCGCATCACGCCGCACTGCGTGGTGGGTCAGTGCAGTGTGGAAACGCTGGGCAACATCTTTTTGCCGACCTCACGGCAGGCAAGCAGCAACTATGGCATCGGCGTGGACGGTCGGGTCGGGATGTATGTGGAAGAGAAAAACCGCTCTTGGTGTTCCTCTTCCGCAGTCAACGACCAGAGAGCTATCACCATCGAGTGTGCCAGCGACAACACCGAGCCTTACGCTTTTAAGAACGTGGTGTACCAGCGGCTCATTGAGCTTTGCACCGATATCTGCAGGCGCAACGGCAAAACCAAGCTGCTCTGGCTGGGCGATAAGACCAAGACGCTGAACTACACCTCGAAATCCGACGAGATGGTTCTGACCGTCCATCGGTGGTTTGCCAACAAGAGCTGCCCCGGTAACTGGATGTATGCCCGCATGGGCGATTTGGCATCCAAGGTCACTGCGGCTCTCGGCGGTGATGTAAAGCCTGCCGACCCAGTCAAGCCCACACCTGTAGGTGTCAAGGCCGGCGACCTCGTAACTATCACGGGCAGCACCTACTATGGCGGCAAAGCCATTCCCGGCTGGGTGAAGAAGCTCCGCTGGTATGTCTATGAGGTCAGCGGGGGCCGTGCGGTCATTAACAAGGACGAGTCCGGTAGGTACGCCATCATGTCGCCAGTCAAAACCTCGGCACTTACCGTGGCTGGCACGAAACCCGCCGAGAACTATCGCATTCATACCGTAACGCACGGAGATACCCTCTGGGCAATCGCAAAGAAGTATCTCGGCAACGGCAGCCGCTACAAGGAGATCGTCAGCCTGAACGGACTGAAAAGCAATGTCATTTACAGCGGTATGAAGCTGAAGATCCCGAATAAGTAGACCGAACCTCATCACACGCCCTCTGCGGATCATTCCGTGGAGGGCGTTTTTTTTGCTCTTTTTCCGTTCAAGATGGCCATTTCCCTCCAGTGGGTAGTGAGAGGAACCCCTCTCGGACTGGAGGACAATCTCATGACAAATGAGCAAAGAGAAAAGATAACGGCCCTGCGGCATCAGGGCTTTGGATATACGGCCATCGCCAACAGCGTCGGACTGTCAAAGGACAGCGTCAAAGCATATTGTCGATCCCACGGCCTCGCCGGTGAGAAGGCAGAGAGCCACAGCCTTGCGGAGGTTCCCACGCAGCTTTGCCTGAACTGCGGCAAAACGCTGATCCAGTTCCCCGGACGGAAACAGAAGAAGTTCTGCTGCCCGGAGTGCCGGACGGCATGGTGGAACGCTCATCCGGAGGTCGTAAAGCAGAAGGCTGTTTATACCTTTAGCTGTCCGGAGTGCGGGAAAGAGTTCACTGCCTACGGAAACGCAAAGCGCAAATACTGCTCCCACGACTGCTATATTGCGGCCCGGTTCAAAGGCGGTGATGCCTGTTGAGCAAGGAGAAACTCCACAACGATATGCTTTATCACGCAGCTATTTCAATGGCGAAATCCATGCTCGAAAAGGGCTTGATCACCGAGGAGGAATACGCTGAAATTGATACAATCCTGCTCGAAAAATACCGACCATATTTGGGTACATTATTATCGGAAAACGCTTGATATTCCGGCCTTTTAGAGTGATATATAGACACTACCGGAAGGAGGAATTTCATTGAAAACAGTAGAGAAAATCGAGCGAAAACTGCCGGTTCTGAAAGCAAGAAAGCGAGTCGCTGCCTACGCCAGAGTGTCGATGGAATCCGAGCGGATGCAGCACTCGCTTTCTGCACAGGTGAGCTACTACAGCGCACTGATTCAGAAGAACCCAGAATGGGAATACGCTGGCGTTTTTGCGGATTACGGGATCTCCGGCACCGGCACCAAAAAGCGTGATGAGTTCAACCACATGCTGGCTGAGTGTGAAGCCGGAAACATCGACATAATCCTCACCAAGTCGATCCAGCGATTTGCGAGGAACACCGTGGACCTTCTGAACACGGTCCGGCACCTGAAGGAGCTCGGCATTGAGGTTCGCTTCGAGAAGGAAAAAATCAATTCCTTGAGCGGCGACGGAGAGCTGATGCTTTCCATCCTCGCTTCCTTTGCACAGGAAGAAAGCCGCAGCATTTCCGAAAACGTCAAATGGGGCACGATCAAGCGGTTCAAGCAAGGCATTCCCAACGGCAAGTTCAGCATTTTCGGGTATGAGTGGCAGGACGACAAACTGGTCATCGTACCGGAGGAAGCAGAGATCATCCGCTGGATGTATGCCGAGTACATGAAAGGCGCATCCCGGATTGAGATTGGCAGGGCCTTGATGGACCGAGGCATTTATACCCGGCAGGGAAAGCCGTGGGTGGACTCCAATGTGAAGGTCATCCTGACAAACATCACCTACACCGGGAACATGCTCTTCCAGAAGGAATACTGTGAAGACCCGATCACCAAGCACCGTAGGAAGAATTACGGCGAGATGCCACAGTATTTTGTCGAAGACACTCACGAGGCAATTATCCCGATGGACGAATGGCAAGCGGTACAGGCCGAGTTCAAGCGCAGACGGGACCTTGGTCCCTTCGGAAACAAGTCGCTGAAACTATCAGCTTTCTCCACGAAGATCACCTGTGGCTGCTGCC